GTTTAAATAATAGGTTACTGCACCTGCAATTATTGTAATATCTATAAAGCCTATAGCAGCAGCCTGTGATGGAGCACCTATTAAAATGTTTAATTGCAATGAATCACCTGAAGTTACATAAGCATTAGAATTGGTATCTAATATTACTTTTGCTGTTCCTGGTGAGCCACCTGATGGTGCACTTAACTGAAAAAAATAAAAATCTAAAAGAGTATCATACTCTAATAAACAACTTCCATCTCCTGTTGAATCTCTTACCCAATAGGTAGCTTCCGTTCCATCATTATCCCTCAAGTCGCCATTTGGTAGATAATTAGCAGCAATTTCTACATCGCCTTCTGCTATAATCTTATAAAACCCTTTCTTTATTACTTTAAGTTGACTATTATCAATAAAATATAATCCCGATGTATTACCTACATATGGCTGAATAATAGAAGATGTGTTTATTATATTACCATCTCCATTATTTACCCTAAGTCCTGTAGAGGCATACTCTGTATAATAAGCATTAATAGTTGCAAATTCATTTATAGCAACTATCCACCACTTAGCCTTAGCTTGAAATATTCTACAACCAAAAGACCTTGCTATGTTAGAAAGAATATCTAAACAATTAGTATAATTATATTCATCTTCCAAGAGTGACCTATAATTTAAACAAGCTTGGTCAAATGGATCTGCATATAACTGAGTAGCTCTAGTATACATATCATTTGAATAATAAGAACACATTGTTATATAATTCCTATTATTCTTAAATCCAATACTATTAAAACAAGCTCTAAAAATATCTTTTAAAAGTATTATATCATTTACACCATAATTCTCATTCTCTGATACGAACTTTATGTCCTTAAGCATACCTAGTCCATCAGTAGCATTAAATGCTGCCATCTTTCTGCCTGTGGAATAGGATATCTGAACATCATCATTTATTACAAACCCAACCCATTCTATAACAGAGTTTACATACATTTCTACATATGTATATCTATCATTGATATTTGTAAAGTTTATAATGTCAGACAAGTCATCGGTAAAGTCAATAGTTACTCCTAATTGTGAGGCTATTATAGGCTCATACGGATCATCTGAGCTTGGTATATACTGCAAGTTAACATCAACCCCTTGAAGGTCTATAATAGCACCTACATAGCTATCTTGCCATATCTTAAGCTCAACATCTTTGTTTGCTCTTGTTGCAAATAATACTGAATATTTTTGTCCGTATGCCATTATCCTCTTCTAAGTTTTAATGATGAATTAGACCTTTGTATAGCCAAAATTAAATCATTGCCTCTTAATACAAACTCTCCACTTCCGCTGCCTCCACCAATCATATCTTTAAGCTTGTCTAATGGAGCGACTACCTCAGGGTTATTTTGTGCACCAGGATACTCACCCATCAATCCCATCGTTGGGCCACTAACTATACCACCATTAGCGAATAACTGAGAACCTAATCCCATACCACCACCAACTAGATTACCAAACATTTTCATTGCCCCACCAGCTTTAGCTAGTTTGCCTTGTCCTCCTGGTAATAATGATATAATGGCAACTGCAATAGCTGCTGCTATAGCTACCTTAATTAACTTTTTAATTATATCTTCAAATGCCCTTGATAACACTTCCCCTATACTTGCTCCTTTTTCTAATAACATATCTAAAGCAGGGCCTAATGCGTTCATTAAACCAATGCCTATTTTAAGCAATTCTGCCGTAACGGCCTTTGTTTCTGCTAAAACTGTTTCGTTTGATTTTTTTCTAAGTTCTAATATTGCGTCTATGTATTCAGATAGTTTTACGCTTCCATCCATAAAGCCTTTGTCTAATGCCATCCGCATATTTTCTTCAGCTAACTTTATTTTATCAAAACTACCCTCTGCTTCACTTACTTCTAATTGATATTGTTCCCTTAAAAAAGCAACTCTGTCTTTTGATGCTTTCTTTTCATAAGCCATCTTAGCTTTAAATGCTTTTGCTGCATTTGACGGATCTAATGCAGGTTCTGCAACATATGTTGTTTCTCCGCCTGACGCTGCTAGTCTTTTAGCTACATATGCAGCTAGTTTGGCTGCTTCTTTTTTAGCATTATCCCCTTTTTTCTTTATGGCATTACTATCTAATGATTGTGCATCTGCATTTTTATTAGCTGCATCAGTATTTTCATTTAATTTTTTAGTATATAGCTCTATATTTGATTGTGATTGTTTAATCTCTTTGGCTTGTTTAGAAAATGCATCTAATACTATATTTGATGCAGAATTAAACCCAAGCATACCACCTGTAGCCAATCCATAAACAGTACCCATAAACCCAAGGTTTTTAACAACCTCTTCGCCTTGTTGGTTTTGTAGTTTAAATATTTTAGTTTCTTCTTCTGCGATTAAACTAGCATAAGCAGTTGCCTTAGCTCTTCTTATTAAAGCATTTGATATTTTATCATATACTAAAGCTAATTTATCGCCATCTTGTATGTCTAATTTTTGTAACTCAATATTACCTTGATATTCTTTTTTTAATTGTGCTAATGCTCTTTCTCTTTCATTGGTGCTTTTTGTAGTATCATTTATTATTTTAAGTAATGCTTGATCTGATGCTATTTGAGACTTAGCTTGTCCAATATTTGCAGCTAAAGCCTCGTTCATTTTTTTAGTGGCTATAGATAAACCATCTATTCCATATATTAATTGAGCTATTTCTTTTTCATAAGCAGTAGTAATAGCAATTAAAACAGAAAATCCTAAATAAATAGCTCCTGTCGCAGCAGCAAACCCACCAACTAAGGCAGGTAAGTTATTTTGAATACCTCTAAATCCATAAGGCAAATCTTGAACAACCAAAGCAATATTAGTCCATTGTTGACTAGATTTTTTAACAGTATTTGCACTACTTTGAGTAGCAGCATTATTTTTATTTGTTGCTTGTGTAGTTTTATCTAAACTTGCTGCTAATCCATCATATTGCGCCTTTAATTTTTGTACTTCTGGGTTCATTGCTTGTAACCCTGTTGCCATTAATTGATCCATTGCTCTCTTAAGGGCATTCATTTTGTCTTTAACAACATTAGTTGTATCGCCAAACAATTCAGCCATGCCATTAATTCTATTAAACTCTTTATTTAATCCACCAGCAATCCTTTTAAAATCACTTTCAAAAGCAGTAGCTACTTTAGCCATTTTTAAAAATGCACCTTCAGCTTCTTTAAAATCTGCCGTAATCCTAATTTTCATTAAATCATCTGCTGCCATTATATTATCGGTTTAACAATTTTATATTTTTCTAAAACTTGTTTTAGCTCCTCTTCTGTCATTACTCTTGGTTTTACAAAGTTACGAGTATCGCAGTCTAATTCAATAAGCTCTTGTGGCTTTACTTTCTTACCCTTAGGTAGTTGAATATTAATAAGTAAAGTTGTCTGCCATCTAGTTCTAATCCACTTTTGTTCTTCTTCATGTCTATATCCATACCACACAAAATCTAATTCAGCCATGGTCATCTCCCAAAACAAATGGGGAAGCACTTTGCACTCCCCCATTGTATATCTTTCTATGTCAATCCACTCTAATTTTTTTTTACTCCATCTTTTTTACTTGACTTTGTTTGCTTATCATCTATACCGCTATTCATGCTTTCTGAAAGAGTTGCCATGACATCTTGAAATTTCTTTCCTGTCATTCCACCCATATCATCTATCCAATCACATACTTCCATTTCTGTAAAGCTTGGAGTGATTCCTTGAGAATATAATGGATATTCAGCAGCCGATTTTAGTAAGTTAATAATAGCATCTATTGAGTCTTTTCCACTTAAAGCTTCTCCTATGTCAGAAGGCCCTATCCCTTGTAATTGACAGAATCTTTTAAGACTCCAAGTACAAAAACGCATCGGTATCTTCTTCCCATCGGAAAGAGTTAATTCAAATTGTCCTCTCATATGTTTGGTTTTTTTGGTTTGTTTTTACTATGCGTTGGTAGCGATAGTTAATGGCCCTGTTCCTTTGAAAGAAACTGAGTAAGTAACTGGATTCTCCATATCAGCAGTCATGTCTACACTCTCAATAAATGCTGAACCTGAATAAATCACATCACCTGTAACTGGAGTTACACCACCAACTGTTGAGTTATCTACTGTAGTAAACTTAACTTGAACTGCAGTTCTAGCGATTGCTAAAGCATTTAATTCAGCAGTAGTTACATAAGTAGCAACTGTTCCTGGAACTACTGTAGCTAAGCCATCAGTTGTTAAAGACCAA